TTGACATCGTAGAGGTCTCCAGTTCGAGTCTGGATATACCTACCAAGACATATCAAGGACTTATAAGCAATTCAGTGGCTTATAAGTCTTTTTTTATGCCTATTTGTCGCACTCAGTATTTGGTAGTGTTGGAAATTTTGGCAAAAAATGGCAATATTTCCACGCCATTTGCGACAAATTTGCGACAACATGAAGTTACCAACACCGCGTAAAAGAGGTGAGACCTACACTATAACGGTTTCTCACCAAGGTAAACGTTTTTACTGTACTAGAGACACACCTAAAGAATGTCTCCAATGGGCTGCCTTAAAACTACTTGAATTAAAATCACAATCCCGCATAGATGCAGGAGAAGAGAAGCCAAAATTTTTATTCCGAGATTTGAACAATAAATTCTATCAGGATGTTGGCCAATGGAACCCTTCAAAGTCATCAAGAGATTGGATTAAGGGGCAACATAGTAATTTTGAAATGAAGTTTGGAGCACTGGCCCAAAAGTCTATTTACGATATTACCCCTAAAGATTTAACTAACTGGCGAAATAAACGTTTGACTGAAGTAGGTGCAAATACCGTTTTAAAAGAAATATCACATTACAGCGCAATGTTTACTTATGCTCACAAGGAGCTTTTTCTAATTGATGAAAATCCTTGGATGCAAATAACAAAGCCAAAAAAACCAAAGGCACGTGATAGGCGTATTCATCCATCTGAAATAGATCTTGTTTTAAAAGTCTTAGAATATGAAAGGGGTACTCCTCCAGTTTTGTCGGAGCATTATGTGGCTTGGGGTTTCTTATTTGCAATTGAGACAGCAATGCGGAAAAGTGAACTTCTTTCAATGCAAAAGAATGAAATTTATGACGGTCATGTCCATATTCCCGCATCAAAAAATGGTGAAGCTAGGAATGTACCTTTATCAGAAGAGGCTAAAGCTTTACTAGATTTAATAAAACATGATGGGCGAAAAGTAATCCCTCAGTCTCTAAATGCATTCAGACTTATGTGGGAAAGACGCAAAATACTTATAGGGCTTAATGATCTTCATTTTCACGACACTCGCCATGAAGCAATCACTCGAATGGTGAGAATTAGAAAGATGCCAGTAGAAGTTTTAGCGAAAATTACGGGCCATAAGAAAATAGATGTCTTGGTTAATACTTACTATAACCCTGATGCAAATGATTTGATTGAAGCATTTAACGGATAAAACTAAGCCCGCATAAAGCGGGCAATAATTAATTTTTTCTTTTTGGTCCACGTCGGACCTTTTGATTTTTTAATAGTGCATCGGCTGCATCTGGATCGTACATATGTTTGCCGTTGGTGCCTTGGTTAATCGCAATACATTTCGTGCGTATAGTTTCATCTGAAAGGCCATATTTAGCAACAAGCTCTGCAACTGATACAAGTTTACGTTTTTCAAGCTTCAGGGCGGTAACTGTACCGCCAAGAAGCATTTGACCGAGAACGATTTGAGGTGCTGAATCTGCTTCAATCGTTACGATAAATTCAGGCATCATTTCCTCCGTCTTTTTCTGCCATTTCATCCATTGCTTGAGCAAACAATTTCATACCTTCGCGTAAATGCCTTGCGTACTTTTCTGGCGCTGGATCGGCATAGATAAAAATCCCACCATGTGAAACAGGTACAGGCGGATTAAGTCCTGCATTTCTGTACACGCTCATGATGTGCCCACCTAGCAACGACTCAATCTTTTGCACGGTTTTTGGGTCTTGAAGCTTTTCGATATATGTAGCCATTACCAATCACCTCCACTTAACTTTGCACAAAGTGCAGGACTGAAAACAGCTTCAAGCTCTTTTTGTGGTGGCTCTCCATATTCATCTGAATGAGATTTACCAAGCATCAAAGCCATGCCATCGTTAGGGCTGTAATAGTTTGCATCTGGGAAATACACGCGTACTTCATCAAGTAACTTTGCAAGAGCCGTATTTAAACGTTTAAAACGTTTTTCAAAGTTTGGGTTAGCCGTGTAAAGCAAATCACTTGCATCAAGTTCGCCTTCTGCTAGTACTGCCAAGACTTCCGCTTCAGATAAAGATTTGTTGTTCATGACTTTGCCCCTCAAAACGGTAATTCAATTGACCAGCTGACATATGCACCGCCATCTTCGCAAAGTACTTCGCCAGTATTTCCGCAATTTGGACATTTAACTTGATCACCTGTATATAGATAGCAACCAATACCACGTTCAGTCTGGACTTCCATATATTCAGAAAAGTTGCAGAGTGAGCATGAGCCTAACCATGTAATTTTCAGAGTTTTCATGCCTTAACTCCTTCTACTGGATAAAAAGACATCTTGCCGTTTTCATCGAAATGAACTGCAATGCTGATATCCTTATCATCGATAAGCGCTAGATCCATTCCCTGAAAAAGTATGGTTTTTAATTGCTTGTTTGCTTCAATCCAGTATCTTGCTTGGTTGATCGCATCATCTAAAGCATTGTGAGCAGTGCCTGTTTTTTTAAATTCGATCTGAGGCATAAATACACGGAAAGTTCTAAAGCACATTTCGTGATAAAATTTCCATGGTTTTTTCATTTGCAGTTTTTCAAGAATATTATTAGTCCATCGAATATCTGCGAGTGAGCCAGCGCTCCAAATTTCAGTACATTCATGCTTCATGAAAAGTCCAACAAGCATTCCCATGGCGTAGCCGATATTGGTTGTTCCACCGAAAGCAGCTTTATGTGCTTCTTCTGATTGTTTTTCCCACCACGCAAGAGTGCTTTCAGAGATTGTGCAACCAAGGTCTAGGCATGATTGCTGATCAATCTTTTCGCTGATGCAGTCAACAATACCTGTCTCATTAAATACAACAGCGCCCATGCTTAAAATGACAGGGCATTCACCTACATCAAGCGTTTCAAAATCAAGCATTAATCTATTCATTGTTTTTCATCCTGTTCAATTTCCAACATTGCTTCCTTGATCTTTTTATAATTCTCGGCAGAGCAAGGGCGGGTGAAGTTTTTGATTTGTGAAATAAACGATGGGGCACAATCTAACTTTTGAGTTAATAGAGTGCCGCGGCCTGTGCTTTGGCCTAGCCAGCGAATCAATTCATTAATCTGCGCTTTGGTAGCGCGTTTGCTACTTTTCTTTTCAGCCTTTTTTGCTTTGTGGTTTTTGATGGATTTAGTCATCATTTCACGCAAGGTTGATTGAGCGCTGATAGGTTGATTGTTGAAAGTCCAGTCATGACCACTTTCACCATGGGCAAGCATTTTTATTTCATTGCCTTGTGCAAGCCATGCTTCAACTTGATCATTAAGGCTTTTCTTTAAAAAAGAATTTAAAGGGCAAATAAGCATTTAAAGGCCCTCCAAGTGATTAACAGTTATGTAAGCAATCAAAAGGAAAAGCATGATCAACAATGCCTGAATGCAAGGATTTCTATAGAAAGGTTTAACCATGTTCACCTTGCGGGCATTAAGCATTTGATCTGCGTAGTAATAGTTCCAAGAAGTTAATAAATAAGAAGAAAAATTAAGGCTTCTTCGCACTTTGTATTTTTTCTTATTTTCCCAATAGTCTTCCCACATTTTTTGATAGGGAGCTATTTCTGGGTGAGTTAAATCCCAACTTGGGTCGTCATACCATGCAAAGTATTCATTTTTTAGTTCTTCAGATGAAAAACTTGATGGGTGTTCTGGAGCCTTTGGCGGCTTGATTGGATACTCGAATTTTTCAATTTTGTACCAATCAGGAACCGCTGGAGCGTTTGCCGCAAGATAGTCACGTAAAGAGGTCATCACTTATCTCCTACATTCTTATTTTGGAATAGGGCTTGGTAAGCTAAAGATTCACTTACTGGATTTAGAGTGGTTGTGCGATATTTCAGGCTCAGAAATGTGCCGGCAGAAAATGCGAGAAATAGGGCAATGTTGAAAACAGCAACTTGGGATACTTTCATCGTGCTGCCCCTATGTACTGGATACGGTAGGCAGTACGTACTTTTTTAAGTAGCTGGTGTTTTTGATTTAAAGTGATGTCTTCACTTTCATAAGCTGCATCAATAAATGCTGTAGCTGTATTGCGAGCTTCTTCTAGCTGTTTGCCTGTGTGAGCGTCGCTAATTAGTTCAATAGCTGATTTGATTTGAGCAACCGAATCGGTATGGTTTTGAGTGATTTTTGACATAAAGAAACCTCGTAGGTGTTTGGATACCTGCGAGGTTACTTTTTAACTAGTCAGGTTGTCAATACCTGACAGGTTGCATTTTTACAATTTAATAGCTGCCCTTAATCTTTTGGCTAGGTGCGATATAAACTTTTATAGGTGAAATTTTAGTTATTTCATCAATATTTATACTTTCTCGCTCACCAAAAATATCTTCTACTTCAACAAATCCGTCTTTATTAAATAATACTTCGCCGACGTAAACTTTTTTGTCTTTTGTAAAGAATAAGCAATCTTCGCCCTCAATAGGGTCTGCATTCTGCTCACAAATTAAAACCCATCCATTTTTAAAAGGTTTTCTTTGACCGTTGCCTATGACTAAAAAAGCCAATGGGTTTTTTAAATTTTCAGGATAATGAACAGAGTATGTTTCGGTTAAATTTGACGTGATTTCCAGATTCTCCCCCTTTCTTACTAATAGTCCGATAGATACTTTAATTATTCTATACTCATCTTTAAGAATATTTACAGGGGCTAACCCATTGTTTTGAGTATCATCTTCGCTGGCTGCGACATTTAATGACGCTAACTCGCCAGATTCATTGAATAGATAATTTATTACATTGTCATCTTGCAAGTGATCTAGCCAGCCTTCAGGGAGATTTAAGGCAGTAGTAATTCTGTTAGTCGTTTCTTGACCAAAGTTTTTTGGCTTTTTCTCACGTAGATATTGATTTAAAAGCCCGCGTTCCATGCCGATTAAGGAAGCTAAATTTTTGCGTGAAATTCTTTTAGTAATTCTTAAGACATTAGAGCGTCTAATCTCAAAGATATTCAACATTTTTAAATCCTTGGCAATTTATATAAATATTTTCAACTAAAAAAACTTCAACTTAAACAACCTCGTAAGTTGTTTTTTTTCATAAAAAAGAACCTATGGCAACCTCATGGGTGTTTACAAAAGGCAACCTCACAGGTATCTTTTAGCAATGTTTAGAACCTGAGAATTTTAAAATGGCAAAAAATGAAACTGATTTTAGAAGTTTTGTGGATTCAATGAATTCTGAAGAGTTGCGTAAATATGCTGAGAAAGTAGGGACAACTGATAAATACATCATTAAAAAGCTCCGATTTCGGTATTCAATGCCAACAGTCAAATTAATTGAATCGTTGGCATTAGCTAGCGAAGGAAAACTAAAAAAAGAAAATCTCTTGCTTTGGTTTGCTGGGTACACATTACCCACATCGCTTGTTCAAAAACATGATTGAAATGGAGAATTTTAAACATGTATCTAACTTTAAGTGAACGTCGTGAACGTGCTGTGTTATCACTTGAGCAGGCTTTAAAAGCTGCTGTGTCAAATAGCAATGAATGCTTAATGGCTCAAATTGCAGAAAATAACGGATTTAATATCAATACTTTCCGTAACTCTATTAATCCGACAACAACAACTCATAAAGCAAATATTCACCACTTTGAAGCGATTCTTTCAGAAACAAAAGATGAGCGAATCATGGATAGTGTTTGCTCAATTCATGGGAATGCAGCTTGGTTTGAGCTTCCTGAGACTACATTGCTGGTCGATGCGAATTTCATGTCATCTATCGGAATGCTTGCTCGTGAGCAAGGTGATTTATCTCAGTCTGTGGCTCAAGCTATTGCAGACAAAGTTATTACTAATGATGAAGCAGCTGTAATTCAAAAAGACGTTTTAAACCTAATTCGTGTTGCGGTGAACCTTTACGCAATGGTTGAAGCCTTTCGGGAGAATGAAGATGAGTAAGGTCTGTTTTGTACCGAAAGATTTTCGTAGTGGCTCTTTAGAATTAATCCATTTTATGAATGATTTAATTGAGTCATATCAAGATCAAGGATATGTCTTAACTGTTCGCCAGCTTTATTATCAATTAGTTGCGCGTGATGTAATCAGTAATGATTTGAATTCGTACAAACGTGTGGCGGCAATGATTAACGATGCAAAACTTGCTGGCCTAATAGATTGGGATGCGATAGAGGATCGTACTAGAGATTTTATTGTAAGAACACGTTGGCAAAGTGCATCACATATTCTGAATGCAACTATTCATAACTTTCATATGAACATGTGGGCAGAACAAGACCATCAAGTCTATGTGATAGTGGAAAAAGAGGCTTTGGTAGGGGTTTTAGAGAGAACATGCCGAAATTACGATGTACCTTTATTGGCTGCAAGGGGTTATCCGTCTAGTTCGGTTTTATATGATTTTGCAAAGAAACATATTGTTAATAAGCCAGCCCATAAGAGTCATATTATTATTCATTTGGGAGATCATGACCCTTCGGGCTTAGATATGACGCGTGATTTAGACGAAAGAATCCGCCTATTAAGCCATGGGGAAAGTTACCTAAAGATTAAACGAATTGCTCTTAATTATGAGCAAATTGAAGAGCTAAAACCGCCAAAAAACCCTGCAAAAGACACTGATAGTCGTTTTAAAGAATATCGTAAGAGATATGGAGAATCTAGCTGGGAGCTGGATGCCTTAAGCCCTGAATTTTTGAATGATTTGGTATCTTCGAACATCAAAAAATATATTGATCAAGATGCTTGGGATCTCCGCGCTTCAAAAATACGTGCTGTCAAAAATAAGCTTCAGCAAGTATCCGATGATTTTGAAGGGGGTGAATAATGGCTCTAAGGTTTGACCAAGTTCGTGAAGCAGCCGAGGGCCGTTGGAAAGATTTAATTTTCCCAGCTTTTGCCATTCAGGTTCCAGCAAAGAAAAATCAACATGGACCTTGTCCGATTTGTGGGGGAAAAGACCGTTTCAGATGTGACGACAAGCAAGGGAAGGGTACTTGGATCTGTAACCAATGTAACGCGGGTGACGGTTTTGCATTAATTGAAAAGTCAAGAAATATGGACTATTCAGCAGTACTTCAGGAAGTAGGAGCGGTTTTGGGGTTATCTGGTGACTCCAAAATAACTGAAGCCGATAAACAACGCTGGAAAGATAAAGCAGAGGCAGATCGCTTGAAGGCTGAACAAGAGGAGATTAAGGCTAACGAGACTGCTGCAAAGCGTGCGGAACGTGAATCAAAGTGGCGTAGTTTTGACCGTGATTGTCCTTATTTGGAACGTAAACAGGTCAAAAATTTTGGATGCCGTATCAATGGGAATGGTCATTTGATTGTTCCGCTTTTTGATATAAACGGGAAAATCTGGAACCTGCAAACAATTCATCCTGATGGTTTTAAACCATATTTGAATGGAGGTCGAATTAACCACTGTTTTTATATGTTAGGTCAAATAGTTGAACCTAAACAGGTTATTTGTATTGCCGAGGGTTACGCGACGGCTGCAAGCATATATGAGGCGACAGGATACACAACCATTGTTTCTTTCCAGTCAAGTAACGTGGACAAAGTAGGTATAGCAATTCGCTCTAAGTATCCAGAGGCGCAAATTATTTATTGTGCTGATGATGACAGTCACAGTAATCCTCCAGATGCAGGCTTAAAAGCTGCGAATAAAGCTGTGGCTGCCACAGGCGGGCTAGTGATTTTACCCGACTTTAGTACAGTTAATAGCAAAATGGGTCATGACGGTAATGAAGGGCAGCCGCAAGCATCCTCTTCTTATCCATCTGATTTTAATGACCTACATGTGTTAGTGGGGTTAAGTGAAGTGCGGAGGCAGATCGAAGAGAAAATTAATTCTTCGGCCATTACTCTGCCTTCTCCCCGCACCCCTCCCGAGCAGGCAAGCCAAGATTTGGGGGCAATGTCCCAAAATAGTGCAGAAATTAAAGGACAAGGTATTGATTTAAAAGATGATTTTGAGCTTGATTTTGCACCACCAATGAATGAAAAGCCTAGTACTGATGTGGCTACTAACAAGAATAAGGGCGAAATTATTGAATTTGAACGTCCTGAATTCTCACTAGAAAAGTGTCTAGGTCGATTTATGCTTGTGGAAGGTAAAACAGATATCTGGGATGACTACAAAAAGAAGGTCATCAAGTCTTTAGCCTTTACAAAAATGGTTGGTAAATCTGTTGCCAATCGCTGGCAAGCCCATCCCAAAAGAAAAATGATTGATGCTGATGCCTTGAAAAAACAAATTGATGATCAGAATGCAAGTGATGCTACCGATCTGCTTGGTCGTTTTGTCCATCTTGAGGGCACACTGGAGTCATGGGATACCATTAACCGAGAGCGTATTAAAAATATTGCGATTAAAGAAGCGTATCCAAATCAATATGAGATTTGGGCCAAATCACCTCACCGTCGAATGATTCGTCATGTTGATTTAGTTTTTGATCCGACTAATTCAACTAAAGAGCATCAAATTAATATTTTTACTGGCTTGGAAGTTACAGCTTTAGTCGATCCAGACTCGGCAGATCAATTATTACCGCTCAAGACTGCATATGATAAGTCTAAAAGTTTTATCGATTTACTGCGTCATCTTTGTGGTGAAGAAAAGGCTGCCTTTGGGTGGTTGTTAAGATGGTTGGCGTACCCTTTACAAAACAAAGGGGCAAAAATGGCAACTTCAGTTTTAATGCATGGAAATATTCATGGAGCGGGTAAATCTTTATTTTTTGGCGCTGTCATGGAGAAAATTTACACCATTTACCATAAAACTTTAGATCAGCGTGATTTAGAGAGCCAATATAACGATTGGGCCGAACAGGTCTTGTATTTGTTATTTGAAGAAATATCAAATAACAAAACCAAGCACGGCATGATGGGTTTTATTAAGCACTTAATTACTGGTAGCACGCTATCAATTCATCAAAAATTCTTGGCATCAATGCGCCAAGCGAACCATATGAATTGTGTATTTTTATCCAATCATACTCAACCGCTACCGATTGAAGAAAATGATCGTCGTTTTTTAGTCTTGTACCCGAAATCAACTTTACCACCTGAATTGCTGGAGAGAGTCGCACGTGATCTGGATTCAAAAGAAGTAATTCAAGCATTTTACACAGCTTTGCTACAAGTTGATTTAACAGGCTTTGATGCTCACACCAAGCCACCAATGACAGAGGCAAAACGGGACATTATTGAATATACCAAAGCAGGTTATGACACGTTTGTCACTCAGTGGATTAAAGGTGAAACTGATTATCCGTATGTGAGCTGTACATCTATGCAGCTCTATGACGCATACCAAAAGTGGTCCAAAAGGACAAATGAACATGTTGTGAGCCAAAAGCGTTTTATGGGTGAGGCAAAGAAATATGGAATAGTTTCTACTCCAGATCAAAAGCATTGGCGTAGACCTAAAGGCGCTAGGGGGCAAACTAAAGTGATTATTGTTGGCGTGCCTCCAGAAGACGCGCCTTTGCAGGACTGGTTGGGTGAACAGATAGATAAATTTGACAAGGCGTTCGATGGTGGTGATAATGTTCCAATGCCCCTATAAATATAAAAATCAAGGCTTTATGTGTACCATGTGTACCTTTATGTGTACCATCTCAAGCAATGGTACACGTCCGCAAGCCTTATATATCAATGCTTTTAAGCCTATGTGTACCATGTGTACCATTTGCGCGCACGCGCGTATACGTAAAAGTAATATCAGTATTGTTTTAACAACATTCAAAACACTACTTAAGCCATCACTCAAAAAGCATTCTCACGTAAGAGAACTTTATATAAATGGTACACATGGTACACATTTAAGTGAAAGCTATATATATAAAGGCTTTCCAGTGTTTACCTTTTCCAAAAATCATAAACAGATTGTACACATGGTACACACTGATAATTATAAGTGGTGATTTGAATGGAAAATTTAATACGGTTATTAAACCCGAAAACTGTTAATTATGAAGCGATTAGAGTTGATAATACAATGCCTTTGTATACAGCTCAGGATGTAATTCTGGCGATTAGCTATGCTCAATTAACCCGCTTACAAGAGAATTTAATTCGATTGAAATGTCTGGGAGCAAACACTCCAGAAAATATATTAATTTTTTCGGAGCTATTAACTTCAAAATTTGATCAAGAATTTTGTGAAAAGGGATTACGGGTTGAATACCGTTTGCCAATAGTAAAGACTGCTCTAATTGAGTTTTGTATGGTAACAGGGGATTATCTGCCTTCAACTCGCAATCGTGCTGTATTTTCGGGGTTCTCACATATGACAGTTAAAAACTTAATGAGTAAGCACATTGATGAAAAGAAGGAGTTTTTTAATAATCAATTTGAAATTGCTGAAGCTAAAATTATGCATCAGCTAAAAAAAGATACCTGTTAGATTGCTTTTTTATTAAAAAGAACTTGACAGGTTTTACAGTTTTCATCTACATTTCACCATAATGAATAATTGTAAGTTTTAAAGTTAATTCCTTGGAGGCCACGGCCTCATTTCAAAGGGCTGTATGTTTCGGAAAGCATACAGCCCTCTTTTTTTGAGGATTGTTTATGGGCCGAAAAGAACGAGAGGAATACTGGAGACAGCAAGAGGCTATGGCAGCTAAAGCTGAAAAGGTTCTGGATCGTGCCAGTAAGAAGGGCAGTAAAGAAAAGACGTGGCGTGGTGTTACTGCTGAGTTTGTTGCAGGTAACGAATTTTGTGGTGATTGTGCCCGTCGCGGCTTTGTATCGGTTGCTAGCAAGGTGGCCCACATAACAGACCCGAAAACAGATCGGGTTTTATTTTGGGACCGTAATAACTGGCTGACTCTTTGCGAAAGTTGTTATGAACGCAAGATTGCTGATTGTCCCTTGGTTGTGCTGGAACCTATTTCGACCAAGGCTGATTTGTATTTAGTCGAGGATTGAAATGTATGAAGAAGTAATGTTGCTGGGTGATCCAGTTGTATACCGCGACGACATCAAAGGTTTTGATGATGTTGGTGTAGTTGTTCAAACAGGGTCATGTTTCAAGGTGCTGTGGAACGGTGAACACCATCCACGCGTTCAAGTCTACGGTCAACTTCGTTTAGCCGATCTGGATGAAGTTGAAGCAGGGCAAAGGATTATAAAAAATGAGACTACCTAAACTTGGTTCATCCAATCTTCCAACGCTAAAGAGCAATCACGCGACCTTGCCAAAGCCTGAAAAGAATTATGGTAAAGGCCGAGGTGGTCGTTCTTGGCGTCGTATTAAACAGCAAGTGCATGAACGTGATGATTGGACTTGCCGCCACTGTAATTGCATAACTATGGAACTTGAGTGTGATCATATCGTGAATACTGCTCAAGGTGGTTCCGATGACTTGGATAACCTTCAGTCATTGTGCAAACCATGCCATGACAAGAAATCATTAGCTGAAAGCAAGGCAGGTATGCGATGACTGATAAAGATCGATTAGAGTTTGAGTTTAACTTTCCAATACCTGCACTGCTGAACCATGTTTCATATGACGCTAAGAGTAATCTTTACTATGCAAAGAATGATTATGTTCAAGCTCAAGAGTCAATGAATCTAGGTTGGCAGCTCTGGCAAGTTCAGCAAAAGAAAATTGAATCAAAGGATAAGCTGCTGATACAACAGGGCCAAGCCTACAACGAGCAAAGCCAGAAGGTTAAAGACTTGGAATACAAACTAAGTCTTGAGTTTACTTTGGTTCCTCAAGATGTGTCGCTTGTGTTGGTGCGTGTTGATTATTCAAAGTTCTACAGTTCAGAGCAAGCCCGTGCTGAAATTGCATTCATTAAAAAGCATTTCAGCAAAGTAAGTAAGACAGTGGTTGTCCTTGACTCAAAGTATTCAATTGAGACTTTAACGGATGAGCAACAGCGCGCTAAATGTTGTGGGGTATTTCATGGTGATATTCGTGATATCCCGACTGACGGTACCTTCCTAGTTCCTAGAGGTGAAAAGGTACTTGATGCTCCGAAGGCTACTAGGGTTAAGACATCTACTATAACTGTTACGGTAAGAGATATTGATAAAACCGATTTAACCTCTTCTGAGGCTGATGAGCTAAGACAACGGATTAATAAAGCAATAGTTCGTGGAACATCAAAATTAAATAAAAGATAATGCACCTTTGTGGTGCATTTTTTACGTGACGGGGGGTATCCAAAAATTATTCTTTGGGTCTCAGCGGACACCGCCCCCCTTTCTCATTTGTAGAAAATTTTCCTATTTTCAAAGAAGTAAATAAATTTTTTTAGAAAATAGATAAATTTCGATAAACCTTGCCAGAATTTTGCACTTAGGAGGTAAAAATGGCTTTAACCCAAAGAAAGAAAGCTTATGCCCAAGCAAGATTGCAGGGAAAGAAAACAAAAGAAGCTGCTGTGATGGCTGGTTATTCTGAACGCTCGGCAGCTGCAAAAGGGAGCCAATTAGAAAGCGATCCTGACGTAGTTGCATATCTGGCGAGCTTGAATTCTCAGGGGGGCGGGGGGCTGGATGCTACACCTTTAGGTGAGGCAGCTATTCAAGCTGAGTTTTTAGCGATGGAGAATGTATCAAATTCCTTGGAGTTTTTGAAAACAATTTACAAAAATCCACGTATTGACAGAAAGATACGGATAGAAGCCGCAAAAGCCGCTTTACCCTATGAGTTCGGGAAAGTGGGCGAGGACGGTGTTAAAAAGGTCCGTGATAATGAGGCCGATCAAGTATCTAGAAAAAGTAAATTTGCAACAGCTGACGAGCAGCGGAAACAACAACAGCGAGTTAGTTAGTTTTTATAAAGTTTTTGTCTGAATCCGTGGGCGACACGGTGAGAGAGTAAGCAATGTCCTGAACCAGAATGGGGATGCGTAGCAAGGTTTTCGAATGTACCATGAAACATCGGCTTATCTCGGCCATTCATGCAGGGTTCGCAACCTGCCAGACAATCTATATTTACATGCCGCCTTCACGCGGTTTTTTTTATAGGTATTTTTTATGTCTTCCTTTGCACCGATTTGGTCAACAGCTTGCCCAGATTGGGAAAAGAAGATTTTAGCCAAAGAATCTTTAATAGCTTGTAAGCCATTATTTCCAGAAGAAGCCGATATGGCTTTGCGTGTCTTCAAGGAATTAATCGTTGTCGATGTTTCTGGTAAACCCACAATTGGCGAAATCACTGCTCAATGGGTTTTTGATTTCGTTGGAACAATCTTTGGCGCATATGATTATGAAAGTAATCAACGATTAATTAATGAATTTTTCCTGCTCATTAGTAAGAAAAATACTAAATCGACTATGGCCGCGGGGATTATGCTCACGGCAATTATTTTAAATAGTCGTGAAGCAGCAGAGTTTATTATTATCGCACCTACCAAAAAGGTGGCTGATAACTCATTTACTCCGATGAAAAACATGATTCGGAATGACCCTGAGTTAAATGCATTATTCCATGTAGCTGAACATACACGCACTATCACACATCGAACTACAAAAGCAGTTTTGACGGTAGTAGCTGCTGAGACAGGTTCAAGTGCTGGAGCTAAAGGCGCATTTATTTTAGTTGATGAGCTTTGGGTCTTTGGTGAACGAGCAAATGCGGAGTCTATGCTTGAAGAGGCTACTGGTGGGATGGCTTCATTTCCAGAAGGTTTTTTAATTTGGTTATCAACTCAATCCGATAAGCCGCCAGCTGGAATATTTAAAAAGAAATTAGATTATGCTCGTAAGGTGAGAGATGGGGAAATTGATAATCCTTCATTCTTACCTGTTTTGTATGAGTTCCCACAAAAATTGCTTGATGAGGAAAAATATTTAGATCCTGATTATTTCTATGTAACTAATCCAAATCTTGGCCGTTCTACCCATATTCGTTATTTGATGAATAAATATGAGCAGGCAAAAGAAAGTGGTGCTGATTCTATTCAATTATTTTTAGCTAAATATTTGAACGTCGAAATAGGCATGAATAAACGTGCTGACAGCTGGGCGGGTGCTGATTTCTGGTTGCTTTCTGCTTATAAGGACAAGCTATTTTTAGAGTCAATTCTTGATTTAAGTGAAATATGTACAGTTGGGTTTGATGGTGGTGGGCTTGATGACATGTTTGGTATGTCGATCATTGGTAGAGATAAAAATGATCGGTCATTGTGGTACTGCTGGAACCGTGCTTGGGTCCATCCTATTGCTTTAGATCGTCGGAAAGAAAATGCACCTGCTTATGGCGACTTTGAAAAGGATGGCGATTTAGTAATCGTTAAAAATGTCGGCGATGATGTTAGCCAAGCAGCTCAAATATGTAAGCGTATTTACGACGCTGGAAAGTTCCCTGAAAAAGCTGCAATCGGTTTGGATAAGTTGGGTATGCCTTCATTGCAAGATGGTCTTTTAGAACAAGTACCTTTTGAACTGTTAATTGGTGTTCCTCAAGGATATCAATTGTCGGGTTATGTTCAAACAACTGAACGAAAAGTTGCTGAAGGCAAGTTTAAACATGCTGGTCAGCGCATGATGAATTGGTGTGTGGGAAATGCGAAGGGGGTGTATCAAGGTAATGCCTTGACGATCCGCAAACAGGAATCAGGCAAAGGGAAAATTGACCCATTAATTGCAACGTTTAACGGGGTGGCTTTGATGTCTATGAATCCTGAGCCTGCCGCATCAAAAGTTAGTGTGTTTTTTATATAAGATTTTTTTAAGTTTCGAGCGACCTATTAGGTCGCTTTTTTTTGGAGTCTAAAAAGATGAAGCAAGCCTATAGTTTGCTCGAAATCAAAGCGGTTGATGAAGAGCAATGGGTGCTTGAAGGGATTGCAACTACGCCAACGCCTGACCGTGTTGATGATGTTGTGGAGCCTAAAGGTGCTCAATTCACCTTACCAGTTCCATTTCTTTGGCAGCACGATAAACGCCAACCGATTGGGCAGGTAGTCGAAGCAAATGTTACTGATGCAGGCATTCAAGTCAAAATTCAACTGACTAAACCTGATCAGGTTGAATCTGAAACCTTAAAAGCTCGTCTTCAGGAAGCATGGGACAGTATTAAAACTGGCCTAGTCCGTGGTTTGTCAATTGGGTTTCGTGGACTCGAAATGGCCGATATTCAAGGTACTTGGGGTTACAAATTTATCAAATGGGATTGGTACGAGTTATCTGCTGTAACCATACCAGCAAATCAGGAAGCAACTATTACAGGGATCAAGTCTCTTTGCCAAAACAATAAGACCGATTCAACACAAACACCGCAAGAAAAATCCCTTTTGTGTAATCCACCTTCGTTGACGAATCCAGCAGCTCCAGTTCCTAAAGTAGGGGGAGTGAAATTGCTTGATACACCAAAATTTAAATCTACTGGAGTGAAACTCGTATGACTTTGCAACAACACATCGACAAAATTAAAGCAACTATTCAGGATACTCAGAAAAAAATCTCGGGTGTCATGGAAAAATCACTTAAGGATGGGAAAACACCTGAAGGTGATGATGAAGCAACCATTAAAGGTTATGAAGCTGAGATTGAAAATTTAAAGTTAAACTTAAAACGTTTGGAGGATATTCAAAAATCACAAGCTGATTGGTCAAACAATACAACTCCAGTTGAAGGGCAAAATCCTACAGAAGCAAAAAAAACTTCTGGTGGTGAAAAAATTGAAGTAAAACCAAATCTTGAAAAGGGTATTGGCTTTGCTTTAATGGTTAAGGCTTCAGCTGTTGCAGCAAATAGTAAAGGACAAGTTACCGCAATTGATATATTGAAAGCTTGGGGCGCTCCAGACATTGTTCAGGATGCCTTAAGCGAAAAAGCGGTCATTGGTACAACAACAGATGCAAATTTTGGGTCAAGTTTAGTTAATTACGAACTCTTGACTGGAGAATTTATTGACTTGCTTCGTGGAAAAACGGTTATTGATCGTTTGGCTCCGAAAATGCGTCAAGTTCCTTTCAATATTAAGATGCCTTCACAAACAGGTGCATCTACAGTCGGTTGGGTAGGTGAAACAAAGACTAAACCCGTAACAAATCCCACATATGGGAATGTAACGCTTTCTAAATCTAAAGTAGCGGGAATTGTACTGCTATCTGAAGAATTGGTTCGCCTCTCAAATCCTAAAGCGGACGCATTGGTTCGTGATGATCTTGTGAAATCAACAGCTGAATTCTTGGATGATCAGCTATTTGATCCTGATAAAGCAGAAAGCGATGATAGCCCAGCTTCACTTCTTAATGGTGTTACCGCAATTGATAGTTCGGGAACAACAGCTGCACAGTATGAAGCTGATGCTATGAAGGTAATTAAACAGCTTACAGATGCAGGTATTTCTTTAAGTGGTGCAACTTGGGTGATGTCTGAAACTCGTGCCGCATCTTTAAGTATTATGCGCGATACTTTGGGTAATAAGTATTTTGAAGGCATGAACCTTAATGGAACTAAGTTCTGGTTAACATTACCAGTCGAAATTTCAGAAAAGGCAGCAGATATTATTGCTTTGGTTGTTCCGGGCGAAATTTTACTTGCTGATGATAATTTCATGGATTTTGCAATTAGTACTGAAGCAACAATTAATCTTGGAACTGATGCTGCACCTGACTGGATCAATTTATATCAAAATAACTTGATGGCAATTCGTGGTGAGCGTTTTATTCGTTGGAAAAAGCGTCGTCAAATGGCAGCTGGCTATATTAAATACCCAACAGCTTAAATTTCTTCAAAACAGCCCAATAGGGCTGTTTTTTTATGTCTAAGAGGTATTGAAATGCCTAAAGTAAAATTTCTTGTTGATTTGTGCTCAGGCCCAGCTGGTACAGAGGTTGATGTTCAAGAATATGAAGCTAATTTACTTTTACGGTTGAAAGTCGCTGAAATAATTCTTGTTGTTGATCCGGTTGATCCGGTTGATCCGGTTGATCCAGTTGATCCGGTTGATCCAGTTGATCCAGTTGATCCGGTTGATCCAGTTGATCCGGTTGATCCAGTTGATCCAGTTGATCCAGTTGATCCAGTTGATCCAGTTGATCCAGTTGATCCAGTTGATCCAGTTGATCCAGTTGATCCAGTTGATCCAGTTGATCCGGTAAGAAAATCAAAGAAAAAGGGTGAGTAAATGGGCTGGATGAGTAATATTTTCCGCAAAAAGTCCATGACGCCTGTGTCTGGTTCAGGTGGATGGCATTCTGTTCAAGAGTCATTCATGGGTGCTTGGCAACGAAATATGGAATTAAAGCGTGAAGATTTGCTCTCATTTCATGCTGTATTTGCTTGTGTTTCGTTAATTTCAAAAGATATTGGGAAGTTGCCTCTTGAGTTGCGTAAGCAAGAGGGTTCTGTTTGGGTCCCAACTAAAGATGAGCGATTTAAGTTTCTTGAAAAGCCAAATAGATTTCAAACCATGCAGCAGTTTTTGGAATATTGGATTATTTCAAAAATTACCCGAGGTAATACTTACGTTTTAAAATTTCGAGATGCTTTTGGGAAAATCATTGGTTTAATAGTTTTAAATCCTGACTTGGTTAAACCATTAGTGAGTGATGCTGGTGAAGTTTTTTATCAAATCAGTATTGATAAATTGGCCCAAGTTGGACAGTCCTTAATTTTACCAGCGTCAGAAATCATTCATGATCGTTGGAATTGTTTTTATCATCCTCTAGTTGGGCTTAGTCCTATAGTTGCTTGCTCATTGGCTGCGTCTCAAGGTATTGCTATTCAAAAGTATGGATCAAGTTTCTTTGCAAACATGAGCCGACCAAGCGGTATTTTGACTAGTGCGGGAAAAATATCTGATGAGGATGCAAAAAAGATTCGTGATGCTTGGAATCAAAATTATTCATCTGGAAATGTTGGTAAAACGGCTATTTTAGGCGGGGATATGAAATATGTCCCTATGGCAATACCTGCTTCAGATGCCCAAATGATTGAACAGCACAAAATGAGTGCTGAAGTTGTTTGCTCAGTATTTAATGTTCCCGCTTTTAAAATCGGTGTGGGTGGAATTCCGCAAGGCCAGAAAGTTGAAGATATGAATCTTATTTATTATGGGGACTGTCTTCAAAGCTTGATTGAAGCTATTGAAAATATGCTTGATGAAGGGTTGGAGCTTAAAAAGTCTGGATTTGAAGCATTTCTAAACCTTGAAGCACTATTGAGAATGGATTCAACGTCTCAAATGAACTTTTACGCTCTTGGTGTTCAGCGTGGCATTTTCTCACCTGACGAGGCCAGAGCTAAGTTTAATTATAAGCCCGTTGCTGGTGGGCATACTCCATATATGCAACAACAAAACTTTTCATTGGAAGCTTTGGCTAAACGTGATTCAAAAGAAGACCCGTTTGCTAATAGCAAAGGAGGTAAAAATGCCGCTGACAGTGAATGATGTAATCCGACACCTCAGATACGATGAAGGCTGTGCCGATTTAGATGATTTACAAAGCTTATTGGATGTAGCTGAGCAGGCTGTAAAAGATCATGTATTAACTAAGTTTGATGCAGAAAATAAAGCTCAGCAACGTGCAATTTTGTTGTTATGTGGGTATTACGATAAATATCGGAACCTAGAGGGTGAAATGCCCACTAATGGTTTTTTCCTCCCACAACCTGTATTGGTCCTGCTTAATCCATATTACAAGCCATTGGCGATATAGATATGGATGAATTCATTGGGTGGGTTAAATCAACGCCACATTATAAAAACCTCATTTTTATGCATGGAGACAAACTCTTCATTCGTGAAAATGGGGTTTTTAAAATATTGGCAATTCAATTGGCTTATGAGGCTTGGACAAAAAAATGACATGTTCAGGATGTGAGGCGAGACGTGAATGGATTAAACAAAACCTCCAGCGGGCAGAGCGAAAACGGAAAATGTTGTTGCAATGGCTCGCTGGTCAACGAATTGATTCTAGTGGTTCGGGATTTAATTCAGGGAATCAAGGCGCAGAACGAAGTGATGGCCCAAATCATGGATCAGAACAGTGAGTTAATCTCCATGTTGCAAAACGATGATGAAGACGATGACGATAATCCTGAATATTTGAGTGAATAATTATGTCGGGTGTTAGTGCAGGAGAGCTTTGTCACCGAGTCACGATACAGCGTGATGAAGGCTCAAAAAAAGATGATGATGGTTATGAAGGTCCTGCTGATTGGCGGGATTTTTTGCATTTATGGGCAAAGGTTACGCCTTTGTCTGCCCGTGACTTAATTGCAGCCCAAGGGAACCAGTCTCAAGTAGTAGCGCGACTTAAAATACGACATCGAACAGATATTGATAGTTCAATGCGCGTTATTTTTCAGGGCATTAAATATGCTATCGATGGACCTGCCTTGAATGACCCTGAGACTGGGAATATTTACTGCACTTTTTTACTTTCAAGCGGGGTAGAAAAGTTCAAGGAGGGTTAATTGGAAAATTTTGCCATCTGGAGCGGTGAAGAAAATGTATCACGTAAATTGAGAAAGTTGACTGATCCAAAAGTCACAAGGCGAATCACAAGGAAAGCAGCTAGAAAAGGTATGAATAAAGTAAGGGATGCTGCAAGACTGAATGCACTTCAAATTGATGATCCTGAAACTAGCGCTATTATTGCCAAAAATATCAAAGTTGCAGCAGGAAAGGTTGGTAATAAGGATTTGATTAAAATGCGTGTAGGTGTAGATGGTGGAGCAGCTTTTACAAAACTAGCTCCTAAACCTACTAGCGGTGGTGATACACGCCACTGGCGCTTTATTGAACTGGGTACGGCTTATATACCTGCAATTCCTTTTATGCGAATCGCATTTTTCAACAAAATTGATGACGTGATTGAAACCTTCGCCCAAGTCTTTAGTGATGAATTGGATAAGGAGTTGGCGACAATATGAGTTACTTGCCAATTAATAGAACTTTAAAAGAATCACCTGCGGTTGTCGCTTATCTAGGTTCTGAGCCACGTATATATGAAGATATTGCACCAGAAGGGGCAACAGTGCCATATGTTGTCTGGCAAGAGCTTGGGGGGAAATCCTTAAATTATGTTGACAATATGCCCGCTGATAATGATGACGTTATGTATCAAGTAAAGGTATATGACACAAATGCAAAACGTGCTTATGAAGTACGAACTGCTGTTCGTAAGGCTTTAGAGCTTTATTGTTTCATCATGAATCCGCGGATTAGCGGAGTTGATCCTCAAACTAAACAATATTTCCGTGGTTTTGACGCTAGTTGGATCCACGACACTTAAGTTGAAAATTTTAATACGAGCACCTTTAAGGTGCTTTTTTATTGCCTATAAGGAGCAAATCTCATGGCTAAAGGTATTGTTGGTAAAGGTACAGAGTTTTGGGCATTGCATGGAACTGTACCGACATTGACCAAATTACTGTGCATTAAAACCTTCGATTGGGGGGATGAAAACTACGATGAATATGACAGTGGTTGCTTGGATGATCCTGATGTTGACCAAAGTGAATTCATTCTTGGCAAGCCAGGCGACGGTTCGATTGCAATTGATACCGATCCAAAAAATGCAACTCACTTGAAGGTGCTTGAGTTCGCTAAATCATTAGAAAATTTTGTTCTTTATGCTGGTTATTCTGATGGTGTGGGTGTTCCTACTTTAACTGGTAATGTTGTCGACCTTCCAGATACACGCTCTTGGTCTTATGCAACAGTTAAGCTGCGTCGCGGTAAGCCAGTGATTGAAGCAAAATCACTTGTTAATCATAGCTTGCCGTTACGTCGTCAGTCAGAAATTATTGATGAGTGGATGGTTCCAGCATGATGAAACTTAAGTCATTAAAAAAGGTCACTAAGGTTGCTGCACCTGTTGAGCGTACAGTAGCTTGGACTGTGGAAGTAACTGAAGCAAATTTTGATTTTCTGCAAAAGGCTACTGAAAACAGTAATCTCCAGATTGGTGATTTTGTTGATCTAGCAGCACAAACTTTCATAAAACGTCTTAGTTATAAAGACATTGAAGAAGTTTCTAAGGCTTATAAATGGAATATTGATTTAGCTAATGTCGAGGATATTACGTTAGAATCTGTTGATACCCGTTTGTTACGTGCTGCAAGATTACTTGGTTCGGTCTGTGAAGATGCTAGTGGTAAAGCTTTCTTTGAGTCGGTAAATGATGTTTATGACTCTGACCCCGTTTTTGTTGAGGCGTTATACGGGGTTGCTGATTCCATTAATAATTTCGCGGGAAAGTTACGGAACAAGAATTCGGAGAGTACGAATTCTGGTGCGAGCTTGCAATCACTGGACTCGGTGGAAACCGAATCGAAGACTGTCAGCGAAACTTAAGTAATTGGGAAGTTAATATCTGGCGAGCCTATCGTGCTAAACGTGGCTCGCTTTTTGTTGGGCGCAGAATTGAGCAAGCCATAGGTAATTTAATGGCCTTCTATCACAATGGGAAAGTAAAACCAGAAGATCATGTTGATCCGAATGTTTTTATGCCCCATGAGGATGAGGTTGAGACAACCTTTGAGGAAGAAGCAATGAAGCGACGACGAAGACAGAAAGCCATTTGAAAAAATGGCTTTTTTAGTGACATTTAAAAACCTATTTGCTAGATTTAATTTTCAAATAACTAACGGTTCTTATTGAAAATGAAAAATAAATTAATGTTATTGGGTTTAATTACTGGTTTAGCTGGCTGTGCTGCAACTTATGTAGCCCCTACAAGTACTGCAACGATATTAAATCAATCGGTTAATGCCAATAAGGAAAAAATTTTAAAGGCTACTTCTGTAGCGTTGGCTTTAGATGGTTTAAAAATTGCTTCTGAAAATAAAGATACAGGGATAATTGTTACTGAAGATAAAGTTTTTCGCGTAACTCCTGAAATGGCTGACTGTGGTAAAACAATGGGTATTGATTATTTAAAAGATAATCGTACAAATACAAAGGTTTCTTACCATATTATTGTTTCTGATAATTCGTTAAAAATTAAAGCATCTCCTACTGCTGAATACCGTGTAGGGGCGGCAGATCAAGATATGAACCTGACGTGTGTTTCCAAAGGTGTTCTGGAGCAGCGTTTATATGAATCAATTATTCAGAATTTGTAAAATTTAAATTGAATTAAAACCGCCTTAAAGGGCGGTTTTTTTGTGTCTGGAGAAAAGTCATGGCAACTAATCTTGGTACTTTGACCTTAAATTTATTGGCAAACACAGGGTCTTATATCCAAGGTTTGTCACGTGCCGAGCGTCAGACGCATGCCAGCACAAAAGGCATGTCAGATGATTATAATCTTGTTGGAAAAAGCATTAAGGAGTTGCAAAACACAATTGTTGGTTCTTTGGCTGGAATTGTAAGTGTCGGTGCTGTTATATCCAAAATGGATGCCTATACAGGATTACAAAACCGTCTAAAATTAGTCACGACTAATCAGGCCGATTTGAATCAAGCAATGCAAGATACCCTTGTGATTGCTCAGGCTGCGGGTCAATCTTGGGATTCAACTGCTCAGGTTTATCAGCGATTTGCAGAAAATGCGGGCCGTTTAGGCATTACTCTTCAAGATACCGCATCTTTAACAGATACTGTGGCAAAATCTATTGCTATTTCTGGTGGTAGTGCAGCAAGTGCTGAAGCTGCATTGGTCCAGTTTGGTCAAGCATTGGCTTCTGGTGTTTTGCGTGGCGAAGAGTTTAACTCAATCTCTGAACAGGCTCCGGGTCTGTTAAAAGCAATTGCAACAGGGCTAAATGTAAATATTGGCGAACTCCGCGCTATGGCTAATGAAGGTCAACTAACAGCCGATGTTGTTATTGAGTCTTTGAATAAAGCAAAAGCTTCTGTTGATACCTTATTTGGTAAAACAGATTTCACAATTGGGATGTCCTTTACTCAATTAAATAATGCATTAACTCAATTTATTGGCGAAGCTGGTAGAGGATCTGGTGCAGCTCAGTTAATTTCTGGTTCAATTCAAGGCTTAGCAGCAAACTTTGATTCTTTCGCAAATGCTGCCATGGTTGGTACTGCATTTTATGCAGGGTCGTACATTCCAACTTTATTATCTAGTGTTGCCGCTGGATATAGTAAAACAAAGCAATTGGTTGAACAGGCTGCCGTTCAGTACGCGACCATTCAAGCAGAAAGAGCAGCAGCAGCCCAAGGTGTAATAAATACCCAAACAGTGCTTGCAAATACACAGGCAACTCTAGCAGCACTTGCTGCTGAAAAAGCTTTAGAAGTTGAGCGATTAAAAGCCCAGATTAACCAAGCTGGACGTATTGCATCTGCTACACGTATGGCTCAGTTGCGTACTGTTGAAGTTCAGGTTACAGCAGAACTTACTGCTGCTGAAAATGCTTTGGCGGCTGCAAGAGCTAGAGCTAACGCAATTGGTACGGTATCGACTGGTATTAGCGGTGGGTTGCTCAGTATTTTGGGCGGACCTGTTGGTTTAGGTTTGACTGTTGCTGGTGTGGCTGCTAGTTATCTTTTAATGCATGACAATGCAGATAAAGTAAATAAAAAGCTAGCAGAACAGGCTTCGGTTGCGGATACGGCTGCGTCTGAACTTTCAAAACTTCAAGGTGTAGACCGAAAATCAGCTATCAACGATTTAACGGAAGCATTTGAGGCACAAAATAAAGCGCTAGGTAAATCAGAATTAGCTGTTGGCTCAGCATTGATCAATATTCAGAATTACGCAGTGGGTAATGCTGAAGTTGCAAAGATTTCAAATGAAGCTCGTTTGGGAACCATTAGTTATACAGAAGCTATTAAACGATTGAATGGTCAAAGTATTTCACCTGATTTATATAATGCTCTGAAAGATCAAGTTGCTAAATATGATGAAAATTATATTAAGGCAAATAAATCTGCTGATGCTTTAAAGGTATTTAATAAAGAGACGGTCTTGGCAGGTAATGAAGCTCAAAATGCTGTAGCTAAACACCAGAGCCAAGCCGATGCAATTAATAATACAGCTAATGCTGCTGATAAGGCTTCAGAGGCACTTTTAAACTATCGTAATAAGCAGAAAGAAACTGTTTTTGAGAGCATTTATAAATCTGGGTTGCTTGATGAAGGCTACAACACTGCACAAGCCCAAGCTATTTATGATGCGCAGATGGCAAAGGGGACAAGTGCAATCTTGTCTAAAGAAGACAAGGATAGCGCTCTCAATACGCTAAGAATTCAGGAGCAATATAAAGCTCGTGAGGAAGCAGAACGAGAAGCAGAAAAAAAAGCCCAAGATGCAGCCAGAAAACGCGAATCCGAAAGGAAACAAGCAGCTGATGATTTAGTCCGTAAAACTAAAGAGCAAGCAAAGCAGCGTGAACAAATAGAGTATGGTTTTTACTCAATTTTGACCCAGATGCATGCTGATTACACCGAAAAGGTTAAGGCAATAAATGAAGCTGGTTTTGGTTCTCAAACTTCGACCTATTTATCGATGGCTGAGCAACAGTATAAGTTTGAGGAGGAGCTTTATTTACGAAATTTAACTTCTGAAATTAATGAACATATTTGGTCGGAAGATCAAAAACGGAAATATGAATATGAAACTGAGGTATTTCGATATTCAGAAGGCCGTGAACTCGATAAGGATTTGAAAGAAGTTAAATTAAAGTCTCTAAAGGAGCAATTTGATAAAGCCAATGCTTGGGCAGCATTAGAACGTGAACAACGCATTAGTGATGCAGCTAGTATTCTGCGTTCTGATTTAGAGAATATGCAGATTAAGTATGCATTTGATCGTAAGAAAATTGAGGAAAATTCTAAGATTTCTCAGTCGGAGCGTGAAAAGCTTATTGCTATTTCTAAAGCTTCAGAAGATTTTGAGAAAAATAAAAACCTCCAGTCTGCAACAGCAGCTTGGGGTGGGACTTTTTCTGAAATTAATGGCACAAGTAATACTGATCAGATAGAGCAAGATCGTTTTGGACGGTATGATGAATCCCAAGCATTATTTGATGCACAAATGGCGTTGGCTGATTCAGCAGCTGAGAGGGAAGCGATATGGCAGGCTCATACTGAACGTATGTTCATGATTGACCAACAGTATGAACTTGATAAGGCTTCGTTAGGCACTAAGGCTGCTTCTGATACTTTATCGGGCATGACGGATTTGATGGGTTCTTTGCTTGGTGAGCAATCAGCAGGCTACAAAGCCATGTTTGCGATGTCGAAAGCCTTTGCGATTGCTCAGGCCATTATTAACGCACCAAAAACATTCTCGGATGTTTATGCATCTGTAGCTGCTATTCCATATGTAGGGCCTTATCTAGCTCCTGTGATGGCTGGTGCTGCGGTTGCGGTTCAGTTGGCTCAAGTTTCTCAAATTAAGTCAACGAACTTAACAGGTATGGCGCATGACGGTATTGATTACGTACCGCAAGAGGGGACTTGGTTATTGAACAAAGGCGAGCGTGTTTTAAGCCCAAGACAAAACCAAGATTTTACTCGCGTTATGGCAGAAAAGCGTTTTGATTCTCAGCTTAATATTACGATTAACAACAATACCAGTGCGGTAGTTACTGCCCGTCAAGATTCAAACGGTGGAGTAACGATTGATGTTGTGGATGAGCGTATAGCGAGGTCTTGGGATAATTTAAATCGTGCAAATAGTTATGAATCTCAAGCTGTCATGGAAAACTTTGGTGTGGGTCGTAATCGGGGAGGTTAGAGGTGGATAGATTCATGCTTTGCCCTCTCAAAGAGGGCTATAGCTTTACTGCGGGCAATAATTTAAGAGAGCAAGAAAGTGAAGGGGGGCCACCAAGACAGGTTCCCTTTTTTATTGGTGCTTATCATCGCGTAAAGGTAACAGTGCTTTTAGATAAAGCAGGTAAAAGGCAATACTTTTGGGCTTTTTGGCGACTTAAACAGCGTAAACCTGAAAACTGGCTTTGGAAGTTATCACTAGATAATGGGATATCCGAAGAGTGTGAATGTCGTTTTATTTCATCTTCACTGCCAAGTGAATCATATCGAAATAAGACGGTTATTAAGGTGACGTTTGAAGTCTTAGTTAAACCTGTATACCGAAGTGAAATTGATGATCGAAATATCGTTAATTATCGCCAAGGTGGTCTAACTCCAGACGTTGAAAAAATCCCTAATGAGTGGTTCCCAGCAGCGACTGGAGTCAACAATGGCTAAAATCACACCAATTATGCTTTCTCTCTTGGATCAATCGAGTGGATCGGTTGGTCTGGTTGAGTCAATTGAGATTACTCACCCGAACTGGGCTGAGGCTCTCCGTTATGTTGTTAATTCAAGCGAGCCTTTGATTTTAACTCATGAAGATGGTCAGTCATTTGAATATAAACCAACTGTACTTACTGTTGAGCGTGGAAGTGATCAAGACAACCTTGATCAGTCTATAAGAGTTTCAGTAGGAGATTTGGGCCAGCAAATCCCTGATTTAATAGATCAGGTCTATCTTGATGATGTGCCGATTTTGCCCGTATTAAATTATAGAGCCTATCTCACTGGTGTATATACCGAGCCTTCTTTTATAGATAAGGGTTTGCTTATTGAGAATGTCTCTCGAAGTTATAAGGGTTCTACTTTTGAAGCCAGAGCGCCTAATTTAAATGATTCGGGCACTGGCGAGCTTTATGTGGCGAGTACTGATCCGAGTTTAAAAGGGTTTTACTAATGGATATTAGACCTTTATTTCACCTTCGATATGATCCAATTAATTTTCATTGTGTTCATTTCGTGATAGCCGCTGCAATGCATATTTATCAACTGGATTACTCAGCGTGTTTTATCGGTTTGACTGGTTCAATTGATGAGACTTTAAAAACATCCCGTGAAACGGTGCATAGGAACAAGCAAATTAAAAGGCCCGTCGAAGGCTGCATTGTCTTGATGACACATATAAATGGAAGCTCGCATGTCGGGCTTTTTTTTCGTCATAAGGTTTTTCATTTAACAGAGCAAAGTGTTCAGCGGATCACTCTGCATGAAGCTGGAAAGATATTTAAAAGGATTCGTTACTATGAGCCGAATTTGTATCATCAATAATGCACTTGATGGATCCGACAAATATTATGTAGACACCGATAGTATTTTATACACGTTCCTTCAGTTCAAAAATAAGTATCCGCAAGCTCAGATTTTTAAAGGCAACCCATGCCCTGAAAATAATATAACGCCTGCTGGATCTGGTGATAAACAGGCAATTGCTCGATTAATGGAATCAAACGATGATTGTACGATTGTTCTGTATTCTGGCGACTTAATTTCAGCAGTTAACTGGGTTGTGGCAAAAGTTATCGGTGCAGGTATTTCAGCAGTTGTTAAAATGCCTAAAGCTCCTCTTAACAGTGCTGGTACAAGTACTGGTTCGAGTAATAACAATTTATCAGACCGTGAAAATCGCCAGCGTCTTAAACAGCGAGTTCCCTTTATTTTGGGGCGTGTAAAATCTATTCCTGATTTATTTGCACCTGTTGTTCGCTATTTTAAAAATGATGTCGAAGTTGAAGAAACTTTGATGTGTATTTGTGAAAACCATGTTCAAGTGTCTGATTTCAAGGAAGGTGATACACCTATTCAGGAAATTTCGGGAACGAGTGTGACTGTCTATGGAATTGGGCAATCTTTGACAGGTACGGCAAATATTTACAAGTGGGGAGATACATTTGATCAACCGCCAATGATCGCTAAAAAGACATCGTCGGTAAATGGTCAAACTGCTTTATCACCGAATAGTACCCGTATTGAAGCGCCAGATATATATTTTCAATTTCCTAATCTGATTAAAACGACCAGTTCTGATACTGCTGGTAATTTTTCAAAGTTTTTGGTCAATGAATCTTTGATTATCTCTGGAGCAAACTTTGGGATTGCTGATTTAAATGTCACAGGCATTACCAATATTGATCCTGTAAATAAAACATTGTCTATAGCTTCAGATCAGACTGTGACTGGGTATGACACATATAGAAAGATTAACGTAACTTCGCTTTTGGTAACTGATCCAGTTAATGGTCAGTTAGATTTGGCAGGTTTATATGATGTGACAAGTATTGTATATAGCGGTGGTATTTATACGATTACTTTAACTAATCCAACAAATACTAATATTAACTTCTCCAGCTTGACTGATTCGGTAACGGAAAATATCTCAGCGAGTTTTACTGCAAACAGTGCGAATATTTTTCTAGATGGAAGCTATGTCGTCACAGGTGTCGATGTTGATAACAAAGAGATTGCCTTAGCAACTCCGAGTGCTGTAAATCCAGATTGGTACAAATTGGCAGATATTACTGATCAGAAAACGGGTCTAGGTACAATTAAGCTTCGTGGCAGTAATGAGAACTACATTGGGTGGTTCACCATTGATTCAAAAGATGCCACAGGGTTACTGCTGAACTTTCAAGCTTTAAACGGTATCTATCAAGGTTCTGATGCAAAAACAATAGAAATTAGCGTTGAGTATCAAAGTGTAGTTGCTGGAGTGCCTACGGGAATAATTTACACAAAAACGATTTCTTTAACTGGTAAGCCAAATAATAGAGACAGTGTTGGTGGTTCAATGTGGATTGACCTTCCGTTCTCTGGAGCTGTTCGGTTCCGTGCCCGTAGAACAAATGATAATGGTGACTCGGCAGATTTATCTGATGAGACAAAATTTGTCAGTGCCTATGCCTATCATTATTTGCAAAAACTTGTTTATGACAATCGGACCTTGCTGCGTAGTAGAACGCAAGCAACACGTACAGCCACAGCATTAGATAGCCGTGAATTAAACTGTATTGCCGAAAGTTTAGTTTATAGCTATAGAACAGGTGTTCGTTCAAATATCCGTGTTCCATCTCGTAATATCGCAGACCTGACCATTGAACTTGCTTTACAAGACAAAATTGGTCGTCGGGTTATTTCTGAAGTTGATGTTGAGGCTTTATATCGTGTAGTGGATGAAATTACTGAATATTTTGGTTCATCCAAGATGGCAGAATTTAACTATACGCTTGATGATTCTAACCAGTCATTTGAGGAAATTATGCGGATGATTGCAGCAGTAACATGCTGTCATGACCGAAGAAGTTCACTCACGCTTTATTATGATTTTGAACGTTCGGATAACGTGCCAAGCATTTTATTTAACCACAGAAATAAAAAGCCGCAATCTGAAACACGGACAAATAGCTTTAAAGTTGAAAACTATTACGATGGCGTAGAACTCACTTATGTTGATAGTGAAGACGGTTGGATTGAAAAGACTTTAAAGATACCTGATGAGCAGATCAATAACCCGCGCAAAATAACGGGTTATGGGATTGTCTACAAACAACAAGCGCATATTGTTGCTTGGCGAGCATGGAATAAGTTGCGGTATAAACGAGTTTCTTGCCAGTATGAAGCCTATGCTGAAGCTGAACTAGTCAATCAAGGGGATGTTATTGCTTGTGTTGATGATACTCGTCTAACGCCTATTTTCTTGGGTGATCCTGATCGAATGGTGTTATCTGGTGAAATCTTAGATTGGAATGGTTTAACAATTACAGGGTCACAACCATGTAATTTAAATACCGATCATGAATTTTTTATTCATTTGCAGCTTAAGAATAAAATGATTGATGTCATTCCTATCGTGCAAGGTACAAACAGTTTTCAGTTTGTGCTTTCACGTCCACCACATGAATCGCTTGTGACTAAAGGAGAGGTCAAGACTGTTTATTCGATTACCGCTGATGATCGCCAAAACGATCAATTATTTTTGGTGACTAAAAAAGATGTGAAAGGCACTTTTCAGAATGGTCTAACCTCAATCAATTTTGACCCGCGTTATTATCAAAATGATAGTGACATAAAGAACAATCTAGTCTGAGTGAATTTTTAAGAATCCCCGCATATGCGGGGATTTTTTTTGGAGAAAAAAATGGATGATATGATTTATCCTGAAGATATTGCTAATGCTAAAACGGATCTGGAAAATATCCGTCAGGGTGCGGGTGAGGATATGGTTGTAACACCTCGCTCGGGTCTGCAATATAAATCATTACCTATGGTTTCACGCTTGGGTCAAGAGGGTTTTACTGCTGCAATTCAAAAAATTGAAAATATGGGTGGTTATGTTTCTGCTGCTTCATTAACTGAATTGAATACTCGTATTCCGACATTTAATTATCAATTAGCACGTGTGCAAGATACTGGTGATGAATATTTTTGGGATCCTTCTGCAACACCTTCTCCTGCTTGGAAGCCTACAGGTAAGAACTGGCTTAATGCCGCTAAAGATTTTGCAAATGCTAATGCGATGTTTAAACCTAAAACTTATGCAGCAGCGGTAGATTTTAATACTTTAACAGCATATGGAACACATACTTTCCTCACAGGGACAGCGTGGGATAACAGTACAAACAGACCAAATCGAACTGCACAATATGGGCATGTTCTTGTACTACCAACCACGGCAAACATCATTACTCAAATTGCAATCATGGGGAATAACACTAAGTCATTTGCGATGCGGCTGCGTAATGATCTTCTTGTTTGGCAGGATTGGCTGTATTTTTATTCTTATGATGAAATGGTTAGCCTTATCAAGGCTGATTTTAATAGCTATTTAAAGCCGTTAAAAACATCATCTACAGCAAATTTACTTGATCCAACGCAAGTTATTCAAAACTTTGAGGTGCGCCCAGATGGAACTATTTTAGCCAGTGCTACAGGGGCTATTTCAGGACTTATCTATTGTTATAACAAAGAATATTTGTACGTTTCAGGTTTGCAAGCCAATACAGCGCCACGTTACTACAGATTTTTAGACCAAAATGGGTTGTTTGTAGGGGGTGGCTATTTAAATAACAATATTGTTGAAAGTGTGATTGCTGTACCAAAGAATGCTTATTCTTTTCAGCTTAGCTTAAAACAAGGCAACTCCAATCCATTAGATATTTCAACTGCACAAATTGAATTTGGTACGGCTAAAACGGCATATGTGGCTTTTGCTGCTGGTGCTATTACGCATTTAAATCAAGTTGCTCTTGCTGATACTCCTGTGCAATTTAATAGTACAAGTTCATCAAAAAATTTATTTGATAAGTCAGCGGTATTGAACGGTTTTGAAGTCTATAACGACGGGAGTATTCTGGCTCAAGTACAGAGTATAACTTCACCTGTTATTGATGTGAGTGGCATGAGCAATATTACAATTTCAGGTTTAGTTCAGAACCCAGAAATTGTACGTTACTGTGTTTTCAAAGACTCTGCTGGTACTAGGACAGTCTTGTGGATTGATAAGACAGAAACACATGCAACTTTTGCAGTACCAGCTAATGCAGTTTCATTTCAATTTAGTATTAAGCAGCGTTCAACATCAACGCCTGATCTAAATATTGTGCAAGTTGAAAGTGGTATAAAAGCAACTTCTTATGTTCCTTTCGTACGTGGAATTAGCTCTATTAATGGCTTTCAAATTGTATCTAGAAATAGTGGTAGCGCATCTGGAGGTTTGATATCCCGTGCAATTGGGGCAATTGGATATTTTGCTGGTGATTCTCGCGTGGTGACATCAAATGTAGAAGCTGGTGATTACACAAGTACGTCATTTGCTAGCAATTATCCAAAATTCACGAAAGATACGCTGAAGTTGTCAGGGTTTAAAAATCTTGCAAGAAGTGGTGCTTCATTTGCTGAAACAACTGACGCGCAGTTACAGTGGCAAAAGATGCGACATCAAGTTCAGATAATGATAGATAATTTGGGAAATCCAGATTTTATCGTTTTGGATGCAGGTACAAATGACATGAATTGGGATAGGGCAAATATGGCAATGCCCGTACCTGTCAGCACTCTGGGTTCATACGAAGTCGCTATGGGGAAGGCTATTGCCGATTTAAATCCAAAACTCACAGCCGAATCTATGCGATGGTGTTTACATAAGATCAGAGAAGCATTCCCAAATGCAGTTTGTTTTTATGCTACACAAACTCAACGCGCTGATACCGATCCCGTTTATCAAGAAATTTCGAATAATGTGATGGTGAAGCTGGCAAAACGCTATGGCTTCACAATAATTGACGGCTTGTACGGATTTGAAATTATCAAAGACTTTGAAATTTGGGGTGCTGAAGGACGTTTCACAAAGGACGGGCTTCACATGAATCTTTTAGGTCAGCAAGTCATGAATAACTTCTATTCAAGCCAAATTATTCAACGAATGATGTATTAATTAAATTAAGCCCCTTAATTGGGGCTTTTTTATTGCCTATTTTCTGGAGAAATGAAATGGCAGATCATGCAGCAAGTAGTGTTGCAGAAGTAGCAGCAGGGGCAGCAACAAAAGCGACATATGCAACATATACAGGTGCGGGGGCAACTATTTTGGGTTTTTTTACATCAATTGATTGGGTTGCTTTGACTGGTCTTTTAGTTGCTGTAGTGGGGTTTCTTTTAAATGCATATTTTCAATTTAAGCGAAATAAACGAGAAGAGCTTGAATCAAATCTGCGTATACGACGAGAAGAGCTTGAGTCAAATCTGCGCATCCAGCGAGAAGAACTTGAAATGAAAAGATTGAACGGTGAATGTAATGTCAAACAAGATTAAAATTGCAATTGGTTTAATAGCAGCTTCGGCTGCTTTTTTTGTGCCTTTAAAAATGAAAGAAGGTTACACGTCTAGTCCCGTTATTCCTGTGGCTGGTGATGTTCCAACTCAGGGTCATGGCACCACTGTTAAGCCTAACGGCCAAAAAGTCAAAATGACTGACCAGCCAATTAATCGGGATACCGCTGATAAATGGCTGCGTTATCACGTAAGTAAAGATGAAGCATTTTTAAAGAAATCTTTGCCAAACGTGAAGTTTACTCAAACTGAATATGAAATCTATCTGGACTTTATTTATCAATATGGGTCATCGGCTTGGTCTAGCTCATCTATGCGAAGGCTACTTTTAGCGAATAAGCCACGACAGGCATGTGATGCATTGCTGAAGTGGAAATACGTTGCTAAGAGGGATTGCAGCATTCGTAAAAATAATTGTTATGGCGTGTGGACTAGACAGCTTGAGCGTCATCAAAAATGTGTAGGTGAAAACTCATGACTTGGATTCTTTTAAATAAGCGCTGGACCGCAATCATTATTTTAGTGGTTGTAGTTGTTATTCAGACAGCTATCACAAATCGCTATGCAGGCCTATTAAAGCAAGCTGAACAGCAATGTCAGTCACAAATACAAGATATTGAGCGTAAGCAAGTAAAAGCGCTTGCTGAGGCACAAGACGAATTTAATAAAGTGAGTGCAGATTATGAACAGCTTAAGTCAGAACAACGCACAAAAGTCGAGTATGTTGAACGTGAAGTGCAAAAGATCATTGAGCGTCCTGTTTATCTCAATCGCTGTATTGATTCTGACGGGGTGTACCAAATCAACAGTCTTATTGAAGCCAAACGTACCAGCTAATTTAATGCAGCCATGCGATAGTTTTAATAAGCTTGAAGATGGAACAGGTAAAGTTATTACCCCTTGGATTATTGATACGCTAGCTAAAGGTAATGAATGTTCAGCTAAAGTGGATGCTTGGATAGAAATAGGAAAAGCCCTCAGGTGAGGGCTTTTATTTTAAGCTGCTTGCTCAACTTCCTCAATCCAAGTCCTTACGCGTTTATCTTGTGCGCAAATATAACTATGAAAAACAGTAGCCTCTAATTCTTGCTCTTTGGAACGGATGTTTCCTAGTGCAGCGTATAAACGATCAATTGCATAGAACATAGTTTCAAATTCATAATCAAATAGCGTGCTATCATAAAGTGGACTTTCATCTACACGCTTTTTTAAGTTTGTAAGCTTCTCTTTGTAATCTTTTAATAATGTTAAAGCAATTTGAAGATATGCATCATCTACTCCATGAATTGCTGCCCCTGTTTTTTCTAAAACATAAAGTGATTCTTGGCCTATTGTCTCAATTGCTGTTTTTGAACTAGAAAACATTTTTTTCTCTTATATTTAAGTATTGAGTAATTTAATATAGATTTTAATTATAAATAGTCAATAACTCATCCCACTTAAAAGGATTTTTACTCAATTTATCCCTAGACATCGACCAGTTTCGAGCGGGTATATAACAAGTACTTATACCGAGTTTTTTCTTTCCAAACTTTGTATGAACATTTTCCATAGCTTTCATTAGTTGTTCTTTTTTATCTATCTCTTCAAAATTTGTTAGCAATTCATAAGTGTGGCCAGACTTTGGCTCGAGTCCAGTCAGTATTACTCCACACTTTTTATATTTAATACCTTCCTTATAAATATGAGATACCATTTTTACTGCTGCTTTTACGAAGTCTAGAGAACAATCAGTCGGTTCTGAAAAAGAGCCAGTTATAGATTTGTTATAGTAAGGCGCACTTTCATCAAATGGGCTAGATTGAACAAATACAAGTAGACAACCGCATAACGATTCTTCATCACGTAACCGCTTACATGCCTCTTGTGCATGCATTGCTATAGCTTCCTTCAAATCATCTAGCTCAGTTACTTTTGCCCCAAATGAACAAGATTTAATAATTTGTTTTTTTGATGGCGGGGTGTCTTCAATCTCAATGCATGAGATGCCCTGTAGTTCATTAATTGTACGAGCCATGACAATTGAAAATTGGCGCTGCATTTCCCTTGCTTCAGTACAAGCTAAATCTAAAACACTTCTAATGCCCATACCATGAAGTTTTTTTGCGTGCTTACGACCAACACCCCAAACTTCACTTACATCTATTTGTGAAAAGTAATATTCCTTATTGCATGGATCCATATTGACTAGGTCACAAACACCGTTAAACCCTTGATTTTTCTTGGCTATATGGTTGGATAGCTTTGCCTCCGTCTTGCTGCGACCAATTCCAACGCACACAGGTAAACCAATCCATTTCAATACTTTAGCCCGCATATCTTGACCAACTTTTTCTAAATCAAAATTCTTTTCATAGGCAGTAAAATCTACAAAACACTCATCAATTGAATAGCTTTCTACTTCTTCCTCTGTGACATATAAACCAAGTATCTTATGAAAGCGTCTAGACATTTCGGCATAAAGTGCATAATTACTAGATAAAACAATCACCTTATGTTGTTTAACTATATCTTTGATCTGGAATAGTGGCACACCCATCTTAATATTTAGAGCCTTGGATTCGTTGCTGCGAGCGACGGCACACCCATCGTTATTTGATAAGACAATGACAGGTTTGTTATTCAAACTAGGGTTAAAGACTCTCTCACATGAGACATACATATTGTTAACGTCTATGAGGAAAAAGACTTTTTCCTCGTGTTTCATGATCTTTTTCTTGTATTTTTTAGAATGTAAGTTACAACACCCCAAATTAATAATTCTTGTCCATCCTTGAGATGTATATCTTCATATTCAGGATTTTCGGCTTTAAGCCAATGTTCATCTCCATCAATCATTAAGCGTTTAACCGTGAAATCATTATCAATAAGAGCGACAACAATATCGTTGTGTTTAGCATCAAGACTTCTATCAACAATTAGCTCGTCGTCAATATCAATTCCAGCATTTAGCATTGATAGAGAAGCTACTTTGACAATAAATGTTGCAGTCTCATTTTTAATTAAATGCTCATTCATATCGAGTGATCGATCAATGTAATCTTGAGCAGGGGATGGGAAGCCAGCAGAAACTTTTTCAATCGCCAATGGTATTGATAAATGGGTTGAAGGAGTAACTAATTTTATTGATGCCACATCCGCCAAAGCCTTGCCCAGCTTAAGGTGTGGCTTAATTTCAATAATAAAAGGTTCGATATTGCTCATAGTTACTCCTTGATTTCGTTACATAATCAAGATGATATGCTAGAGCTAGGTAGAAATTCAAATTAAAAAAATTGTGAATAAACAAATAGAAGTCAAAAGCTGACGCCAGTTATTGTGCATTTGGTCGGAAATTCTTCATCTCTGATCTTGGTTGGGCTGTGAACTCATCTAAAGGCATATCAAGAAAAAATTCACTAGCTTCTTCATGTTTGCAATTCAGCCAGTCTTTCCTCAAGTTTGGTGGGATAACAATAATTGAGCGCTTCTCATCATCAGGCGCGTGGAACTGCTTCATGAAAGGGTGGTGATCAGAATTTATGGTAAGCATGCTCATTGATCTGATTTCTTCACCATCAACAACCGCATATTCATAAATACCAGCAATTGTAAAAGGCATATTATCTTTGCGATAAATTCCCCACCATTCTGACTTGTTATCAATGTACTTTGGCTCGAAAATGACATCAGCAGGTATTAAACAAAATTGGTTTTTCTTCCATGCATTTTTGAAGCTCGGCTTTTGGTGAACGGTCTCAGTTCTTGCGTTGTATGTATTATGGACTTTTTTTAGTTCTTTTACCCATGGTGCTACTAGACCGAAACGGGCCAACCGCCATTCCATTTGTTCTTTTTTAGCGAATAAAAGAGGTGCTTCATAATTAGGGTAAATATGATTTTTATATTCAAATGTGGGTTCAAAAAGATCAAGTAAGTGTATTCTATCTTTGGCGATTGGTTCGTAGTTAGAGCACATAATTAGCCTTTTTGAGAAGTTTAATAACTGTTCTTAATTAAAGAATAGAGCTTTAAAAAAACAAATTATGTAAAAATGATGTAATCAATTTAAGCTCTAAAAATATTTAAATTTGCGACAGAAATGCGTCAGAAATATTTTAAGTCATTGAATATAGTATATTTAGCTTGTCCTTGACATCGTAGAGGTCTCCAGTTCGAGTCTGGATATACCTACCAAGACATTAAAATCATATAAACTCGTATAGCTTTATATGATCTAGAAAAGCCCTAAATTATAATGGTTTAGGGCTTTTTTATTGCTTTATATAAACTAACATAAACTCATATAGCAGATCGATCCTTGTATCATCGTGTGTATCATGATTCAATTACTGAACTCATGATACAAGCTTGTTTGCCATAATTTGTATGAAAAGAACTGCAATTAAGAAAAGACCCTTATCTGATACGA